CATCATCAATATAACACCGCAAGATTTTGGCATAGATAAGAAGTTAATGAGGAGGCGGGGCTGCGGTCGGCGGGCGGCAAGATGGCGGAGGTCGGTGGGCGGGGCCAATGACGTATACTGGGTGGAGCGGGAACAGCTGGCTGGCGCGCAAAAAGAACGCGGAAATGCGGAAGTGAAACTGAATTGGCGGGAGTTGACCTTGGAGTTGTCCTTTCGTTTTACTGACGTCACTTTTCTCTATATAATGGGAGTCGGGAAAAGCGCCACTCAGTCTGCTCTGACTCCTTCGCTTACGGTAAGCTCATGGCAACCGCTTTGGAAGCCTTGCTGGTTTATCGACTAGGGGAGCAGGGTCGCCTTCCGGAGCAGCTCGGAACCTCTGGCATCTATACTTTATTTTCTCCAATTGATTTTGTGGTGCCTCCAAACGGAGCGGCCATAATTTACTTGCAGATTCGCATCGCCATTCCCGATGCCTACGTTGGCCAGCTGGGGTCGCTTCGGGAGCAAGTTCGCGACGGGGTTTTTGTCGGCGCCGAGTACTTAGATTCTTCTGTGACTTCCGAGCTAAAAGTTCTGCTTTTTAACCACAGTCCGTATTTTTATCAGGGAAACGCCGGAGACGCCGTTGCCCGCCTGAAGCTTACCCGCGTCTTCTACCCGTCTGTTCAGGAAGCTACCATTGTTTAGGTAAGCCGCTGCCATGTTTGAACGCCGTCCCGTGTGGTTTTCTGTGACTGTACCTCAACAACTGCTAAGATACTTGCATGACTTGAATGTGGACGTGCTTGGCTTTCTTCGGGAAGAGGCGGACTGCTTTTTTCACTCACTCTGTGATTATTGCACGGGACCCTGCGCCTTTGCTTACATCGGCGGTCATCTTGTTTCCATCTGTCCTACACTTCGAGTGGTGTTTTGCATTGCTACGCCTGAGCTTGAGGCCAATGATGTTATGACCGCCGAAGCCTGCTCTGACTTTTCCAGCCATTTGCAGTGCATGCTTCGCCACCGCCTTCGCCATGCCGGAATAGATCCTAATCTTCAACTGTTGAATATGCTTCAGGTTTCACAGGAGCAAGAGTTTTTGAATCATGAAGGCCTGCCTACGCCTAGCGGTTGAGGGTGCTCTTGTGGAGCTGTTTGCTATGGCCGGACTTAATTTTCGGGAGATGTTAATTAACATTATTCGGGAGTGGAAACGCGACAATTATCTTGGAGTGATTACCGAGTGCTCTATGATGATTCATGAGGAACAAAATCACGTGATGACAGCTATGGTGTTTGTGGATGTGAGAGTAGACGACCTCTTACAAGCCGTGGTGAATCATCTTGAAAACCGCATAATGTTTGATCTGGCTGTTTCTTTTCACCAGGAAACGGGCGACCGTTGCCATCTTCGCGACCTCGTGTTTGAGGTGCTTCATGACCAGTTGGAATAAAGTTTTTTGAGTCCGATGCCGTTGCCTCGTCTTCCTTGTCCTCCGGTGGAGAGGGATCAGATTCTGTGTGTTTCCTGGCTGGGCCTGGCCTACGCTACCGTAGCCGACACCCTTCTGGCCCTGCAACTTCGCGGGACCCGTCTTTCTCCTTCGGCCAATTACTGCCTTACGGGCCTCAGGGATTGGCTTCTGAGAGTTTACCAGAAGGAGAACGGGCGTAAGCGAGACAGGCGCCACCGAAGATCCTGCTGGGAGACCACCTGGTTCTGTTATCGCAAGTACCTAGATATCAGAGCCAACTTGGTCTGCTATGGCCCAGCGGGTGAGGAGATACCGGTGCCGGCTGAACCCCTACCAGGAGTACCCACTACCGCCCTCTGAGAACTGTGACACCAAGCACTCAGATCTGTTACCTGACTGTGACATGGCCACCATGCACGATGTGAGTGCAGTCAGGGGGATGGTCGGGTGTGCAGGCTTTGCTGTATTTATGGAGTGGCCCGTTCCCTGGCACATGGTCCTTACCTCTTACGAGTGGCATCTGATGAAAACCTATATGAAAGTTTGCATCAGCTGTGCCACCATAGATCTCAGGAGGTCTAGTGTCATACACGGGAACGAGGTTTGGACGTTACATTGCCACTGTTCTAAACCAGATTCCATGCAGTGTAAGGCGGGAGGGATTCTGTTAGCTACCTGGTTCCACAGGGTGGTTTACGGAGCAGCAATTAACTCTCGCTGTTTGTGGTACAGGGAGGTAGTCAACCATAAGATGCCCAAAGAGGTGATGTTTGTGGGAAGCGTTTACTTGAGGGGCAGACACCTCATTTATCTTAACATCAGGTACGATGTCCATGCTCAGTTAGTCAAGGAGATGGTTAGCTGGGGGTGGTGTCAGCACGCCTATGGCATTATGAACAACATGTTGGTTTTGTGTTGCATCTACTGTAGGGACTTGAGCGAGAGGCGCATGCGCTGTTGTGCCAAACGCACTCGGCGCTTGATGTGTCTCGCCGTGAGAGCCATATCCTCCCGTAGTCGAAGAAGCCTGAGATCTAGCACCTCAGAGCATCACAGGCAGGGCATTTTAAGATCTCTTCTTCTGAGAGGCAGATCTGTTCCATATGAGGTGTATGACAACTGCCGTTCTTCGCGTAGATGAAGACATTTACACCTCTGACACCAGTGACTGAATTGGAAAATGAGCCCATGGAAACCCCAGCCCCTGTGCCCGCTGAGCCCCTTGATGCCACCTTCCGTTTGTCAGACGTCACTGATGGGTTTATTTCCATTACTGACTGCCGCCTGGCCCGCCAAGAACCAGTTTGGATCCTGACTCCTCAAAACCTGCAGACGTCGCAGCAGATGCAACTGTACACGGCCACTCAGTCAGAGAGAACTGTTTATGAAGTCCGTTGGGAGGGTGGAGGGAAAATCACCACTCGAATAATGTAATTACAATAAACAGATTTTATTTTAATTTTGTGTTTCAGAGTAGTAACTAAATGAATATGAAGAAGTGTTAAGGCTAGCACTTCCGTTTTTGTAGGAATCCAAATTCCATATGAAGCGAATAGCAAACGGGTCAGTTTCTCCGTTTAGAACCACAACAAGCGGGGCGGGTTTAGTTCTGTTTTTGTCAAGAAATCCTTCTGCTTGCAGGTAGTTTCCAGCGTTATAGTTTTCCGGATAAATAGTTTTGTTGGGCATAAATTGAAGCTTTGACACTGCGGAAGAGTTATCGATTCCATCCCCGTTCTTTATACCAAAGTTTGATATTCCCGCAGTAACGTTTCCATTTCTATCAAACGTAATAAGAGTAGTTGCTCTGTCAACACTGATAGGACTAATGGGAGACCCAGTAGCTTCTACTTTAACAAGGGCTGTTACAATGGGGCCTATTTTGGTTAAACTTAGGGTTAGCTTGGCATTTGTTCCACTTTGTGTTCCACTAGCGTTTTTAATAAGAGTGTTTGCGCTGGGGGTCAATGTTGACCACATGGTAGGGAATTGAGAAGTTGGAGTAACCTGCAAGGCGTTTGTGCTATCAAAACTAAGACCATTTCCAATTTTTACTGACAAAACATTGTTAGTTCGTTGAAGACCGCTGCCAGAGTTTATATATACACCACTGTTGGCAGCAAGGCAGCCGTTTGTAGCCACTCTCAGTTGCAGGTTTCCGTTGTTTAGTGTAAACATGTTATCGTCTTTTTTAAGGTATAGCCTTCCTTCATTGCTACCGTTTTCATATACCGCAATGGGGTCTAGACGTTTTAAAGTTAAATCATTGTTGCGCGCTATTTCAATGCCCCATCCGGCCTTTACTTGCAACCCGCCGCTAACTACCCTTAAACCGGAAAGATCATTTAATCGAAAAGCCAACCTGTTTTGGTAAACGTACAGTGGGTCCTGAAACAAAACGGTCAGTTGGTTATTAGAAGTAGACAACGGGGCTGTGTGGTTAAGAGATAGCGCGTGGTTGGTAAGAGACAAGGGAGAAGTTGCCTGTAGGTCTAGTTGAAGCTGTTCATTGCTAACCTTAATTCCATTTCCAACCGCAACGGTCATTGTGTTGTTGTTGAGTGAAAGAGGGGCGGTCGCTGTTAGGTTGGAATGCAGTTGTCCACCTACTGTTGAAAGCGTGTTGTCTGTGTAAAGTGCCAAAACACCATTTTCAAAGTTTAAGGGGGGTTCTGCAGTAAAGGGTTTTTCTTCAACTTCTAGCTCCCCGCTTTCATTTATGTTTAGCCCATTTCCCACGGATAGCGTGAGCGCCTTATTGGTTGAAAACGATAAAGGTCTTTCAATTTTTAGGGATAGAACACCAGGAGGGTCTTCTTGCAGCCCATCGGAGGCCACAAAGGGCGGGGCAATGGAACCATATTTTTCATCCTGCCCGTAAGGGTATACGGGATTGAAGCCTTCTTCCACTCGCGCTCTTTTCATCTGAAAGAATGAGAGTTGTGGGAAGTTTAAGTGAGGAGTGGGTTAATGTACCATTTAGGGTTTGGAGAAAGTATGCAGCTAAACATAACATTGGATACGAGAGCTGGGAAGAGGGAAGACTTGTGGTGCTGGACAAAGACACTGAAGCTTTATGGTCAGATTTAAGGTAAGCTTTAATTAAAAGGAATGGAGTCATGCAAACCACACAGGGTTTTAAGAAGGGTATACATGCACTCAGACATCTTACAAGAACAGCGAATAGAGCCATTTACATCTCCTCGGGTTTGAGAAATTTTGACAGGGGAAGTTCCCACCAGAAAAACACAGGTTTGACGCTGTTGGGGTATGCGATATTGCAGCTCGTGGTCATGACCCTGAAGCTGCTCAAAAGTTAGCTCGGCCTGCTTTACAGCGCAGAATATTCCCCGCTTGCATTGGTGTGTGTTTTTAAGGTCAAGTAGTTCTCGCTGTTTAAGTTCTCTTTGGCGGGCGAGGGTGCGGACTGCCAGGGCTCGCTGTTCAGACTGAACTCCATCAATCTCCATGGGTGAGGTGAAAGTAACTGCAAACGGATGGGGGGCGAGGTGGTGAGATAATATTCATGGGAATAAATATTCCCTGTTGTATAACAGGGGGAGGTAGGGCGTTTGATTCTGGCGGTGACGGACGGGTAGTGAGTTCTGACAAAAAACCGTTTTTCCAAGGAGTTGGAAAGTGTGGATGAACTAAGGTTCCAATTATAAAACCGATGATGACCAAAACGGTGACAATAATCAGGGGAATAATAAGCGAGGGAGAGGAAGACTCATAACAGGACACATTCCAGAAGCGGATAAATTCATAGTTGCAGGCAATAGCTAATTGGGGAAATGTAAAAAAAATAAGAAAAATCATGGCAGGGCGAGTAGAGCTGCAATGTCCCTGTTCTCGTAGCGAGGGGCGTGTCTGCGGTATCGGTATCTGACCCAGATATAGTCGACACACTGAAGAAACACAAAGGTGAAAGAAATTATGGAGCAGATGCTAACTGTGCAAAGAATCATGTAGACAAAGTAAACTTCTGTAGGCGAAAGGCAGGCGGGGTCCAACATGGCAGCGGTGGAGAGGGCGGTTGTAAGTAGAAACGTGGGAGTCAGGAGCAAAAATAAAAAGATGAAGGCTAATGTCATCTGCAAAACACAATTTATTTCCATTGCTTGCGTTTCCAGCGAATAAAAATAATAATTTCAACAATTAAACCAATAAGACTCAGCACTATAATAATTATGCAAGGTAAAGTAATATAGTCTTCGTTGTATTCTAAAGAAGAAGTAGTTTTACAAAGGTCAGAAAAATCATAGGTGTGATTAAAAATTTTGTAAATACTTCCCACACTGACATTAGTTTTATAATTGTTAACAGTTGAACCGCCTTTAAGGTCTGCATACCATGGAGTTGTGTTGTTTCCATAAATAATTTTGGTATGCTGATTGTGGGAGGTGCAATTAATTCTAATTAAACAGTAGTCATTGTATAGATAGGTGGATGTAACATCGCAGTTTGGTTTAGTAATTTTTACTACTGTTACATTGTAATAGGTATTATGTATTGTATTGTTAACAGTTTTTTGTACATTGTAAATTCCAGAATAGTCATAATACAGCCATAACAGGCGAAGGTTGTAACCATCACATTCAAAATGCAAATGAGATGAAAATGAAATTCTTTTCATGCAAAGAGCCCTGCCGGTAAATAAACTGTCAGAAATTGTTTCTGTATTTTCCTTAAACCACTTTATGTCATCAGTATTGTTTGGTTCCCCTTGTTTAAATGCATATAAAGTTAAATTGGATCCATATTCTGCGGTGATATTAATAGTAGGTAAATTAAATGAATTAACACCACTAAAGAACAAAATAGCGAGTAAAAGGTTCAAGGTCATGTCTGCTAAGAAACAAAGACAAAACTAGGCTAATGAAGATAAATTGGAGGTACTCTCTGAGTAGAAAAGCCCAGTCGCCCTGGTCGGCGGCCTGGTATAGGGTATTAAAGTAAGTGGGTTCTTGCGACACGACTTGTGGAATAAACAGCAGAAAAAAACAAAAAAACATCCAACTAAAGCAAAGCTAATTACAACAATCAAAACAGAAGTGTTAAAGTTTTTTTTAGAAGGTTCAAAGTGGTCACTACGTGCTTCAGTAAAAGTTGGGTATGGCTCGTGGTAAAAAAGTTCAAAGGTTTGAATACAGTCACCAGCCAAACAACGGTAAATTCCTGGCAGAAACGGCGTTTGGAGCCTTAGTGTGTTGTTGTATGCTGAGTGCGTAGAAAGAAACTGAGCAAGTATATCTGAATTTAATTCTCCGCTGGCAGAGTTAGTTGAGTACTTAAAAGTAACAAACCTGGTATTGTTGTAAAACCAGGAAACTGCTTCTCCGTGAAGACTGCAGTTTAAGAAGAGAAGTTTCTGATGAAAGTAAGGCACAGGAACTGATGTAGATGGACAATCTTTTACAATAAACACTTGATTGCAGGGGCGAGAAGAGCAGGTGTAGTAGCCGGTGACAATAGGCGGAATCAAAGTAAGAACGTCACTGTTCTTAGAGACGATGGCGTTGTCAGGAGTTGTCCAATTTAGTTTTTTAGACCAGAACGAGCAGGTGAGTTTAGCAGAGTGGTTGAGATGAGTGTACACTGTGGAGAGCGGAAACACACATGTTGGAATAGCGGCTCGGCTTAACGCCGTAAGGCATCCCAGAATTAACACGCGCATTCCCGCCTGCATCTTCCCGCCGCTGACTCAGTCGTACCCGTCCACGGAGTCACTCACCGCGTCAAAGTTGGGGATGAACTCGTCCGGATAGAGGCCGGGCGAGCCGGAGAAGGGTTGGAAGTAGACCGAGGGCACAAACTCCTCCACAAACTGGAGAGGGCCGATGCCGCCGGAGCGCGGTCGGGAAGAAGAGCTCTGCAGAGTCAGGTAGGCCTGGCGAGGCGTGAAGGAGGAACGTCCGGAGCCGGCGAGTTGGAAGACTCCGTCCGGTCTCAGTCCCAGCGAAAAGCTCACTGTCTCGTCGTTGAGCTGAATACCTCTGCCTCGGATCACCAGGTGTTTTATACCTGACTCGCACGGGTGTGCCCCGTGAACTCTGCCCCGAAACCGGGCGTTGGCTCCGCCCGCCAGCTGCGCACCTGAGTTAGTCATCTGGACTTCGGCCGCCACGTCCCTAGGGAGGAGTACGCTCGTGGGCGGCGGCGTTTCCTGGTACACCAGGGAGGCGGGCCAGCTGGGCGGGTTCAGGTTATTGCGGGGAGTGGCGGTCAGCGCGGCCTGCTCCAGCAACAGCTGGTTTCGGTGGGCCCTGACCCCATTGACACGGGAGATCATGTGGGGGCCGGCGCTGAGCCAGTTCATCTTGGTAGAATAGTCCTGGGCGGCCCCGGCGGCCAGGCCCATCTGCGGCTGGTAGCTCCACATGTAAGGCGTGGGAATTTCCTTGCTCATGGCGCCGATGACGTCAGCGTTTCCCGCTCTCGGAGCCCGCGCGCGCGAATTTTAACTATTTAGCGTGGTCGAGCAGTACTTGTGGAAGAGCGCCTCTGCGTCTTCCAGCGTTCTCTGCAGCTGGTCTTCGCTCTTGTGGTAAAGACAGCTTCTGGTAAGAGACCGCAGGGTACGGTTTTTGATTTTGAGCTCCTGGTGCTTTCCTCGGCTCTGCTGGAAGATCGCGTACAGTGTGGGAAAAATCCTGTTTCTCAGCTCCCTGGTGGCGACTGGTTCGTGGGGCCCGAGCCGGAGTCCGCCGATGGCCGCCGCCGTTTCGCTGTTCCTTCCCGAAGCCGCCGCAGCCCGACTACTCGCCTTCCTGGGAGCTGGAAGAGTGACGGTAGTAATGCAGGACGTTTCGGGGCACGGCGACCCCCTTGTTAAAAAGGAGGTACCTCCGGGCGAAAGAAACGTCCCCTCCGCATTGAAGCAAGCAGTGCAGGATACAGTTTTTATGCTTTCGCCAGGAGCGGTAGCCCTGCCTGCGGGCCGGCTTCTTACCCGTAGTTTTGCTGGTGGCGTCCCATCTACGGGTGGGTTTGGGCGCGGCGGTCACAGCGGCGGCCTTGGAGCGCTTCGGCGGCAGAGTCGGGGGCGATATCGGAGAGGCAGACTGGGGGAGCGACGAGGGTTCTTCTTCGGCTTCCTCGATGCCCTCCTCCTCGCCGACTTCCAACTCCTCCTCGTCGCTCATTTCCTCCCAGTCTTCCTCCGCTTCGCTCATGCTCCAGTCCTCCTCCTCCGGCGGCGGCAGCCTCATGGGCTCGGCTTTCCGGGAGCGAGCTGACATGCCTGGAACCTACTCCTGCGGCCGATGGAGCACCGTTGAGCTCGTCGCCGGTCTGGGGGTCCAAGTAGACCCCCTTGCCTTTTTTGAGCAAAAATTCTTGGCGGGCCTGGTTGATGGCCTGCAACTGGCCCACGATGCTACTCTGAGTAATGACGCAGGCCGTCAGATCTGCTTTGGGGGGCTTTGATTGGTTTTCATAAAATTTAATTTCGTGGGCGTGGTAGTCCTCGGGTACAAATTTGCGGAGGTAGGCGGAGGTCCACAGTCCAGCCGTCAGTTTGAGGCCTGGTTTGGACCCCGTGTCAGAGTCGCCACTGGGACCCTGTATCTCAAAGGTACCGATAATCTGACTTTCATTGAGGAGCGGGGTGTTGCAGACCAGGGAGCGGTGAGGGGTGCAGAGGTTGCATCTGCAGTGACACTCCATGAGCCCTTCCCCGGAGAAGTCCTCGGCCAGGTCAGAATGGAACATGATGTAGTTGGCTAGGCGCAGGAGATAGGTGTAGGGCCAGAGAGGCGGCGGACTCTCCTTGAAGGTCAGAGGCACAAAGTCGGTGGGCAGGGCGCAGCACGTAGCCGGCAGGATCCCGGAACGTTCCAGGATAAAGGAGCGGAAGTTTTGGATCATGCTTTGGCTCATAAAGTCGGGCAGACCGTTGCGCAGCGTTTCCACCAGCTTGGGGGGGAACACGATGTCGGCCAGGTCCTTGGCGATGGTCCGCTCGTCGAAACCGGACCACAGTCCGCGCCGCGAGCGGTCTAGCAGTTTTTCTAGCTCGCGCAGGTTAGCCTCCTCCAGACACTGCTGCCACACTCCCATACCGGTTTGCCAGGTGTAGACGAGGAAAAGAAAGATGCAGTCGCGGACGTAGTCGCGGCGCGCCTCTCCCTTGAGAGTGCAGTGGAGCACGTTCTGCCCCAGCCTGTTTTCGTGCAGGATGCCCAGGTACGAGATCAGGTTGCTCAGCTCCACGTTGGAGATCTTGCAAGCCTGCTTCACGTAGCCGTGGCGAAAGGTGTAGTGCAGGGTCTCCTCCAGCTTTCTCAGTGTGTCGGGATGCGAAAAAAAGCGGTGCAGACACTCGAGCTGCGTGGTAATGAGCACCACCGCCATCATGGTTTTGCGCCTCTCCTCCAGTTTCTGCGAATCGGAGGTCTGTAGCCACCTGGCCAGTTCTTCGTCGCTCACCACTGGTTTGCCCTCGTCCTCGTCCGCCTCCACCTCTGGCTCTATGGGCTTGGCTCTCTTAATAAGCAGGTGGTCCATGACCGCCGTCATGACTTTGGGCGGCAGGTTCACGGCCGGGTAGGCAAAATGGGTGAGCTCGACGGAACGTTTCAGCACCGCCAGTCTGGCATTGTCCCCTTCCAACTCCACTAAAGCACTCGGGTGATTCTGGTCTCTGTTCTCTTCCAGAGAATTGGCGGCACGCTTCTCGTCCTGCCCCAAGCCTTCGAAGATTTTTGGAACTTCGCTGAGACTCCGGAAATCAGGTAGGCGCGCGCCGTCTTTCAAGAACAGATCGCGATCTCCGCGTGTGCGGTTAGCTCGGCACGAGAGGGGGATCTTGTGGTTTTGAAAAAAGATGTGGTAGGTGGCCAGCACCTCGGGCACGGTGAAAGCGGGATAGAAGTTAAGTCGGGGATTGGCCTCGCAAGTGCCGTTTGGCTGGCGTTTAGGCGGCACTCGCGGCGAGAAGAGCTCGCGCTCGTAGGCCAGACTCAGGTCCCCGACTGCCAGAGGCAGCTCGCTGCGGTCTTGTAGGGCGCTGCTGACGATGGTGCTCTGGCGGCTGATGTGTTTCAGAAGCACGTCTCCTTCGGCTAGGTAGTCTACCCAACCGTTGGTGGAGAGAGGCGGAGGCGTAAAGTTTTCTGGGACGGGTTCGTAGCCGACGTCTATCTCCACCACCGCCGCCGTCTCTGGCGCCGCCTGTTCCTCGCTATGCTCTACGGAGGGAGCGCGGGGGGTGGAAGACTCCGTGGACTCATAAGACTCGCCTTCCATCCTAGGAAAGAAGAATGGCCAGCCGTCAGGTCCGCGAGCCCACCCCCGTGGCCAACGAGCCTCCAAAGAAGAAAGCCAAGCGGACTCCGCTGCCGCCTACTCCGATACCTTCTCCGGACCGCGTGTCGGACAGCGGAGAAGAGGACGAGGTCGAGCCTCAGGCCGGAGGGGGAAGAATCATGGCCATGACATTCAGCAACCCTCCCATGCAGATCGTGTACGACGAGGCGGGCAACAAGCACTTCAAACGCCTGTCGGCCAGTCAGTTGACCGCGCTGAATCGCGTCGAGGAGGAGGAGAGCGGCGAGGAAGCGAGCACCTCCGCCGTGCAGGAAAACAAGAAACCCGAACGCCCCAAGACTCTGGCTATCAAGAACCCCCTGAACGCGCCTATAACCTCGGCTTGGGAGAAGGGCATGCAGCTCATGCACACGCTGATGGAGAAGTACAGCATCGACAAGACCGAGCGGGCTGAGTTCCATTTTTTATCCCACCAGTACACCGTTTACCGCAAGATCTGCAACTCGTGGCTGCAGGACGAACACAAGTACTGTCCTCTGACTTTCACCACCAACAAGACCTTCGGTACCATGATGGGCAGATTTCTGCATGCTTTTGTGAACCAGTACGCGGGCATCGTCAGCGAGAAATGGGAGCCCACCGGCTGTGTGGTTTGGGAGCACCGCTGCACCGAGTCGGATGGGGAACTGCGCTGCCTCCACGGCCTGTCCATGATTACCAAGGAGCAGCTGGTGGAGATGGACGTGACTAGCGAGACCGGCCAGCGCGCCCTGAAGGATTCCCCGGCCCGCGCCAAGATCGTGCAGAACCGCTGGGGCCGCAACGTGGTGCAGCTGCGCAACGAAGACGCGCGCTGCTGCATGCACGACGCCAGCTGCGGCAACAACGTTTTCTCCAGCAAGTCCTGCGGCATGTTTTTCTCCGAAGGCGCGAAGGCTCAGCAGGCCTTTAAGCAGTTTGAGGCTTTCATGGCGGCCGCCTACCCGCACATGGATAAGGGCCACAAGCACCTGCTGATGCCACTGAGATGCGAGTGCAACTACCTGGGCGACGCCGTGCCCCGGGCCGGACGACAGGTCTGCAAGATGACCCCCTTCTCGCTGAGTCACGCCGAGGACATGGATACCGACGAGGTCACCGACCCGGTGCTCCGAGCCAGTCTGCGTTATCCCACCCTGATGGTGTTCCAGTGCGCCAACCCCGTGTACCGCAACACCCGCGCTTCCAACCAGATCAACTGCGATTTCAAGATTTCGGCCCCCGACGTGCTTCTGGCTCTGCAGCTGACCCGCCAGCTGTGGCACGACAACTTCAACTACCAGGAGACCCCGGTTCCCAAGCTGGTCCTGCCCGAGTTCAAGTGGCACGCCCGCTACCAGTACAAGAACATCACCCTGCCCACCGCCCACGTCGACGCGGTTCTGAACCCTTTCGAGTTCTAAGCATCACACGAGACGCAGAAATATATAAAATTCAATAAAGCTTTATTTTTGCTTTTTTAAGGCAAAATCGAAGGCTGTCTGTGATTCTATACGCGCGCGGTGGGCCCTAAAATAGGGGGAGTGTTGGGCTAGGAAGCGGTAGAGCTCCTCCTGGTTTCTCTTGAGGATTCCCTGGGCGGTGGGGCTATCCAAAAGACAGTTGGGGACCCCGGTCAGCAGGTCCATGGTGGGGTTGTCCTCCATGGGACGGTCCGGCCAGTGCACGAAGGCTTGCAAAAACATGCAACAAAACAATCCGCAGGCGGCGCTGTTGGGGCCCTGCACGGTCTCCTTGCTCTTGACCAGAGTCAGACAGCGGTCGCCCCGCGTAGATTCCAGCGCACTCCGGCGCAACAGACCCTCGTACTCGAAGTTGTAAATCTGCTTGAGACGCTGGTCCGAAAACCCAAAAGGGTCAAAGAGGTAGAAGGTGTTACCACGCGGGTTCCATCCCAGCGCCAGCCAGTGCTCTCCTCCCGTCTCCCGACCGGCCGTGTTAACGATGGCGCAGGCCAGACGGTTCGGTGAGACAAATCCGGGAAATCTCTTGTCAAAGGTTCCCAGAAAGTAGGGTCCGCAGCCGAGATCCCGCACGATGGCGCGCAGCTCTTCCTCGCTGGAGCCCATCTTGGAAGAGAGAGGTTTATGTGGTGGCGTTACCGGCGGAGAACGGCGTGCGGAGGTAGACGGCCTCGATGATGCCGCGGTGTGGCTGGTGCACGCGGACCACGTCAAAGACCTCAAAGAGCATGTAGAGCAGGGTGGGCTCGTCCATGGGATCCACCTCAAAAGTCATGTCCAGGGCGTGTGCCGAGTTGGCGTAGAGCAGGTTCTGTCCCAGATCGGTCAGGGCGCCCATGGACATAAAGTTGCTGGAGAAGGGAATGCGCCACATGGTCCTGTCGCAGAGGAACTTTTTCTGCGTGAGCATGGGCACGGCCGTGGGTCCGATCAGGGGATACGGGTAGTTGGCGGGATAGGGCTGCCCTTCCCGCATGGTGGGGCCCATGTATCCCACGAATCCCGAGTTGTTGTGCTGATGGGGAAGGGCCACGGCCTGGTATTCTTTAAAACTGGTGGGGTCCACCACCTGCCGACTCATGGGTTGGAAGTTGCGGAAGAAAGAGTACATGCGGTCCTTGTACCCTTCGGGCACGTAAAAGCCCTGGTAGCCGATATTGTAGTGGCTGAGCATCTGAATGAGGAACCAGTCTTTGGTCATGTTGCTCTGAGCCACGTTGTAGCCCTCTCCGTCCACGGCCCGCTTGATCTCAAACTCGTTGGGCGTTAGCAAGCGGTCGTTGCCGGGCCAGCTGACCGAGGAGTCAAACATGATCGACAGTCTCTTGAAGGTGTGGTTAAGGTAAAAGGTTCCGTCCAGGTAGGGAATGGTTCCAGAGTAAACAAAGTAGGGATCGAATCCAGAGCCCAGGGACGGAGTCTCCTTGGCCTTAATGCGGGTAAATGCCCACCCCCTGAACGCGGCCCAGTTTCTCGATGGAATTGAAATGGGCACGTTGGTGGCGTTGGCCGGGATGGGATAGAGCATGTTGGCCGCGCTGAGGTAGTCGTTGAAAGACTGGTCGTTGGTGTCGTTGCGTAGCATGGCCTCCAGGGTAGAGGCGGTATTGTGGGCCATGGGGAAAAAGTTGGCGTAGAGGTTGACGCTGTCGATGCGGACGCTGGCCCCGTCGACTCGCAGATCGTTGCCCAACGTACTTTGCAAGATCATGTTAACGTCCTTGCGGAAGCTCCACTCGTAGGTGTATGATCCGGGGAGCAGAAGTAGGTTCTTGATAGCGAAAAACTTTTGGGGGACTTGAATGTGGAATGGCACGATCCGCCCGTTGCCCAACAACATAGACCGGTACCGCAGACCGGCGTTGCGGTGGTGGTTAAAGGGATTGACGTTGTCCATGGGGTCTGGGGACCACCGCGCGCCGATGTTTACAAACATATCTACTAACCCCGGGGCAGTAACTCTTCCGTTCATGTAGCCATAGGTATTTGTATTTGTAGGCAGGGTGATATTGGCCGGGGTGTACTTGTAGCTGTCGGGTAAATAAAGGGCCACGTTGCTATACAGATAGCTTCTCCACAAGTTGGCCTGCAGGTTAATTTCCATAGCAAAAATGTTGCCAACGGCAATTTCATTTTTTGCAGAGATGTTATCGTCTTTGTCATAGTTTCCTTTCTGAGTCCCATTGGCTGTTCTTTTTATTCCTAAATATTCGTTAACAATTCCAACGGCGCTAAGAGGAAAACAGTAGTTTGGCAGTTCGTCTTCTACTCCGTGGTTCTCAATAATTCGCACGTCATGATCATAACTGTCAACTGCCTGGTTCCACATACTAAAGTACCTTGACCGATCCCCTAAGGCGTCAAGCATTAATTGATAGGAAAGTTCAGTGTTTCGATCTTGCAAATCAACCACGGCATTTAACTGCGACGCCTGACCTGCCAGCACTCCCATGTTTCCAGTGCTATTGTAGTACATTATGCCAATAAAATTGTCTCTAAAGCCAATATAATTTGGCCTGTTGGGAGCAGCTTGCTGCCCAAGTAACGCTTCTGAAGAGATTGTGTTTTCTGGAACTTCTGGTTTGTATACTAAATGAGTGTCGGGGGATTCCAGGTATACGTCCTCAGTGTACATGGCAACTTTGGGCGAAAAACCACTGGTAGCGCTTGACAAATCAAATAAGTCTATTACGGCCGGTATGGTTTTGCCATCTGTGCCAATTACTCCCTGTCCTCCGTTTTCGTTAGTTGGTCTGGCAAAGGAGCCGTAACAGGGTTGCATTGGGGTGTCTGGATTTAAAGCTCTACCGGCGGCTTCCAATATGTTGTCGGTGTTGTTTAGTGGATATGTGGAAAGCCTGTTCCACTGAGTGTCGTATCCTCCCATTTGCGGTTCGGGCTGATACGTGGGATTTGCTAAGATCGCCTGCTTGTCGGCCGTTTGTCCCACTTGAATTCCAAAATTTCCATTGCTGTCTATGTATTCACTAACAAACGCTGCCTGGCCGAATGTGTGTAGTTTGGTATTGTCGGACGCCCCATTAACACTTGTAAACCACTGACTGTTATTGGGAGCTCCCTTGGGGGCCAGGGCGTTGTAGGCCGTGCCCGAGTAGGGTTTGAAGCTGGGTCCCCTGTCGATGACCCCTCGGATGTCAAAGTAGGTGCTGGCCATGTCCAGGACGCGGTTGTCGCCCACGGCCAGCGTGAACCGCGTCTTGTAAGAGTAGGCCGTGTCCTCCTTGTCGACGGGCACGAAGCGGATGGTGAGCCGCTGCGAGCGGTCGGTGGTGACGTCGTGGGTCGGCGCCACGGTGGGGTTCCTGAACTTGTTACCCAGAGAGAAGTAGGTCTCGGTGGCGCGGGCAAACTGCACCAGACCCGGGCTCAGGTACTCCGAGGCGTCCTGCCCGGCGATGTGCATGTAAGACCACTGCGGCATCATCGATGGAGTGGCCATCTTGACGGGCGATCAACGGCTCTGTGACGCGCACACATACAGCGACAACAACGTTCCGTTAGGTTGAAAAAATTTAATGCTTATAAAACGGGAGGGGTTAATAACAGCGGCGGCGCTTCAGAGTTTTAACACCGAGCCCCACGATGCTGTTCAGGGTGCTCTGCCAGTTAGAAGGGCGGCCTTGGTAGCGCGGGGTAGCCACGGCCACCGGGCGGACGGCGGGGCGAGACACGGGGGGAGCGATAGGCACGGGCGGGATGCGGTTTTCCAGTTCGGCCCTGGGCAAGTCCAGAGTGGCGATAGCATCGATCGGCGGGTCCACCCCTACGGGTCTGGCCATGGGGGCGATCGGTTTGGTCATCGGGAAGGTGGTGGGTTTCAGGGCCAGCGCCGGCAAGTTAGGAGAGCCCACGGCCTCCTCGTACGAGGGAGGCTCGTCGACTTTGGTCACGAGCGTTTCTTCCAAGTCGGGCCGGGGACGCTTCTCCCCTTTGGGCGGAAGAGCCACTTCCAGCTTTTCCAGGGTCTCCTCCACGGGAGGCCGGGGGTCCAAGCGGCTGTTTATTTCCTTCTGCACGGCCTGGTTGGCCAGGTCCACCACCCCGTTGATGCCCGAAGCGATGCCGTCTACCACCTTTTGCTGAAACTGCTGCTCTTTCAGCTTGTCCCTCAGCATCTGCCCAGTGCTCGAGTTCCAAGCCTTGTTGCCGTAGTGTTTGATGGTGGAGCCAAAGTTTTTCAGCCCGCTCCACACACTGCTCCAGTTAAAAGCCCCCCCGTTCATCTGGGTGGTGCCGATCTCGCTCCACGTGCCCATGTAAGGACGGGTGCCGTGGCGGGGGGCGAGAGAAGAGAAATTGATGTCTTCCATCCCGGAGGCCTCTCGGACGACTCTGCCCAAAAACACGGCGCGAGCGTTAGTTAAGCACACGCATCATTCCTTTCGCTACCGTTTCTGGCTCGCCTGCACCGCCACGCTCGCGATGCCGGGGATGGCCCCGATGGCCGCCGCGATAATGGGAATCAAGGCCGGCAGAAAGCCCCCCTTAAGGCGCCGGTGCACCGCCCGACGACGGCGCCGGCAGGGCATCAGTCCGCTGCCTCCCAGAGTACGACGTCGCCGAGATCTTCCTCGGTAGCCGAGCACGGGCATACGGAGTCGACAAGTAAGCTTGCCCATCTGCAAAGGAGGAGTCATTAAACGACGATGCTAGGGTGATAACGCACGTCTGGCAGGGTGAGGCGGCGACCGCGACGGGTAGTAACTCTGCGCACGCGCACCGGAGCGACGCGCGTGGTGCGGCGGCGACGGCGCTGGCGGCGGGTAGCGGTCGCCCCCCGGCGGCGGCTGTAGGGAACGCCCCGATATCCCGGGGTGGGAATGATGGAGGGGTGAAGCAGGTAGTTGGGCATCACCCCGGACGCGGGACCGTATCGGCGACGGCCGCGGGACGACTGCACTGGAGCCTGGGACCACGGATCCGTCTGCACGCCAGAGTCCACCGGGGCCGAGGCCATGACTATATCGGCGCTGGTGCCGGTGCTGACCCGAGGCGCCGGAACGGCCGAGTTCAGCGCTTCCGTTTCCATGACTTCTAAGGCCCCCGAGGCGCTAGACACCGGAATCTGAATATCTATCGTCTGCACCCCCAGACCGGGCGCCACTTCCTTAATGGGCCGGATCTTGACGTCGGGCTGCACGTCCGGTTCCATCTTTAAAAAATCCAGCACGTCCTCTAGTTTTTGCCGCTTGGGAACCAGCAGCTGCATGGTGGGCTGCATGTCGCCGGCCTCGCGTTTGGGAGCGCGGCGACCCGGCAGGCTCACCGGCATGACTTTCTGCTCGGTGACCGCTTTGAGACTGGGAGTGGGGTTGGAAGTGTCCAGCGCCAGGGCCACGTCCTTCTCGCCGCGGGAGCGCTTTCCGTACGCGAATTCCCCTGACCTGTCTAACGCCTGCTCGAGAATATCCTCGTCGCCGTACACCTCGTCGTACGAGCGCTTGTGTCCGCGCCAGGCGGAGCGTTCCCCGGGAGTGAAAGACACCACCGTGCCGGGCCGCAGCACGCGCCGCACTTTCCGCCCTTTCCAGTTAACCCTGCGTCGCGGAGCGGAGGCGTGCAACAGCTCCACCTCATCCCCCAGCACGTCCCCCAGCTCGTCCTCCTCCTTCTTTTCTATCTTTTCCTCCTTCTTCACGCGCTTCATGCGCCGTTTGGGCTTCGCCTCGGCCACCGGCGCGTAGATTTCCGGAACCAGGGCTTGCAGCAGTTCCTCTTTGAACTTGCGTTTGGTCATGATGGCGGCGCGACAGCTGGGCACATACAACGGAACACGAAATATCGCTAAACTGACTTTATTTAAAGTCTAGGAACGGGGAGGACGGGTACGAACGGGCACGCGCACACCGGTAGCGGCGTCGCGCACCCAGTACACGTTGCCGCGGCGGGGAGCGGACATGCGAGTAATGGCCGCGGCGGCCCGCTGGGCGGCTCGGCGACGAACACGCCCGGCGGCGGCGTTGGCGGCTGCCCTTCTGGCGGCGCGCCGGCCTACCGCCCGCGCCCGGCGGAGCAGGGATCGAGCGGCGCGCATGGCGGCGGTAGGACCTCGCCGCGCCCGGCGCCTGGCCCTAGAGCGCCTCCTGGCGTACGCCCTGGCGTCGGCTACTACGCCGTCGATAACTTCGTCCACGGTACTGCGCGCGGGCTGGTAGTTGCGGGCTTCCTCCACCACGCTGTCAATGACGTCGTCCACGGTGGTGCGGCCCACCGTCCGTCCGCGGCTGTGGGAGCCCCAGGGGGCCCTAAAGTGCCCGCGCACGCGCACGGGATGCTGATCGGAGCGTCTCTTCGCGCCCCCATACATCTTGGCGACTCCGAGTCCCCACCCGGTGTTGTTGCTGGGCGAGATCAGGATAGACATTTTTGCTAGTTAACTAAAAAGTGCGACTCGACAGGACGCGCGGGGCGACGATGCCGATAGCTTTGTAGATGTACGGACAGGTCCGGCGGCGGGCGTCGGTGATGGTGACTCGCTGGACTCCGCGGAGGCTGTGCTGCAACGGGAGCGTCCCGTGATCGGTTAGAGCGGGCACGTTTTCGCTGACGGTGGTGATGGTCGGGGCCGGGGGTCGAACCATGATCTGGTTCTCGGGAAAGCGATTAAATACGTGCGTCAGCGCCGTCGACTGCCGGATGAGCTGCGAGTAGACCGCCTGCTCGTTGTAAAAGCTCTTGCTGTGGACCGGAAGCAGCTCGGCGCCCACTACCGGGTAGTTGCTGAGCTGCTGCGAGGGACGGAACGTCACGGGGTCCACGTACATGTCCGGCAACGACCAGTACACCTGTTCAGCGCCGCAGGTCACGTCCGGAGTCGTCAGCAGCGTCCACGACCGCACGCCCTTCTCGCCGTCCCCGTAATTGTAGGCCAGGTACCAGCTGCGGTAGGCCGTGTTGTTGGTGCCTTCCACTATGTTATAACTCCTTCCCTTTGAATCCTGAGTAACCGCCTTAATCACAGGATCGGCCGCAGGCTGTGCTTTGGGGTCGGCGGCAAAGTTGTCCCCCCTAACTTCTGCAGATTGAGTAGCAGGCTGGTTATTTTTTAGGCTGTTTTCATAAGCGTCCACGTCTAACAGCGCGGGAATGTCTCCCCCTATCAGGTCCTCGTACATGATCTGGAATCCCTCCTGAAAGGGCATGCGTTTGCGGATGCCCAGCAGGTTGCTAAGCCGGCTGTGGGTAAAGTCCACGCCGCAGCCGGGCAGAAGCACGATGTCGGGATGGAAAGCCTCGTTCGTGTAGACCCCGGGCATTACCAGCCCGGTGACGGGGTCCCACCCCAGTTTAAAGTTTCTGGTATCGAACTTGACCCCGATTTCGTGTTCCTTCACCCCGGCCTGTCTTCCCACCGCCAGGTAGTTGTCCACTATCGCGTTATTCATCAGGTCGATAGTCATGATCTCGGAAAAGTTGCCTTCCGGCAGCGTCAGCTCCACCCACTCGTACACCGGCTCCTTGTCGGCCTCGTGCGCCACCATCAGGCGAGCGCGGAAAGAGTTGGTGAACATGTACTCGTTGACGTTGGGCATGTTGGTGTGGAGGATGGTCTTTAGGTCTCCTCCCCACCGCGAGCGGTTGTCTAGGTTGATGGTCTGCGTGCTAGCCTCGGCCGGGGTGTAATCGCTGTTCTGCACCACGGACGTGAGGAAGTTACTGTGATCGTGCTGGTAGTTCAGGGACGCGATGTCGGCGGACTTATTGTCCACCAGGTACAGGCGGGTGGTGTCGTAGAGGGGGCGCAGCTCTGAGTAACTGATGCTATTTCTCCCCTCCGTCGGCCCCAGGTACCGCGGCGGCACGTAGGGCGTCTCCAGCGGAGCCTGCAGAACGGCCGCCGCCATCACGCTTTCGTAAGAAGGGGGCGGGCCCAGAGGAACTCCCGCCGCCGGCACGGTCGAACGCCGCATCATTTTTCCAACTGCGAGACAAGAAGAAAGACTTCTCCACCGCTCTCATCATGGCTTTGGTAAGTACTTGCTTTTTATTTTCAACGCCAGCGGCCGACCCCCCTGGGCTGCAGGTGCGCGAAGGGGTTTCCCCGCCCTCCCAGGTCCAAGACGCTGCTATCGTCGGCGGAATCGTCCTCGTCGTCCCTACGGGGCCTTCGCGACGGGGGCAGGGCCGGGCCCATGGGCTGGCGGGACTCCCACTCCTGCCGCTCCTGAGCGTAAGTCTTCCAGCGGCTCATCTTATCCACCAAGGCCTCTATGCCGTTATTGGGAAAGTTTTTGTCCCGAACCGGCTGCATGATGGGATCGTTCAGCCAGTCCTCCTCGCCGCTCAGTCGGGGGCGGCTCACACGACCCAGACTGCTCTGGCCAAAACTGGGCAGGGGGCTCCGGCTAGCGGCGGCCCCCAGGTCGGCCAGGCTCACGCGCTGGCTCTGAGAATCGCCGGCTTCCTTCTTGCCGGCCGTGTGATTGGGCAAGAAAACGCTGTCCACGTCGTCCCACATGAAACCGTCGTTGGCCTCGGGCAGGTCAAAATCCCCGGTGTAAAACCCGGGAGGGGGCATCCAGCGGTCGTTGAGGATCAGGTTGACAAAGTAATCGGGGTTCATGGACGCCGCGCGATGCAGGTAGTCCATGAGCCGGTTGACGAACGGACGGTTGGCGGCGTAGAAGGAAGGCTCCATGTTGGCGGCCGTCATGTCCAGCGCGGCGCTGGGGGAGGCTCCCTCGCGCATCAGGTACAACGCCGCGCTCTGCTGCACGAACCTGAGGATGCGCTCCTCCTCCGAGTTCAGCGTGTACTGCGGAGGCAGGCGCTGCCGTCGGTTGGTCAGCAAGAAGTTCAAGGTGGCCTCTAGGCTACCGGTGTCCTCCTGGCCCAGGGCCCGGCTCACACTGGTAATCTCCTGGTACGTCTGCTCGTCAACCCGCGCCTGGCCGATGGCTTCCCGATACAGGGTCAGCAAGTGGCCCAGAAAAGAGTCGCGGCTGATGGAGCCGCTGTCGGTGAAGGGGGCGATCAGCAGAAGCAACAGACGGGCGTTGGGGGTCAGCAGGCTGGACACCGTCGTGCGGTCGCCCAGCGGAGCTCGCACCCCCCACAGTCCCTGAAGATTCTGGAAGGCCTGCGTCAGGTTGACCGTCTGCAAGCCCTGTCTCGAAGTCTGGAAATAGTAGTTGGGGCCCGACTGGTAGACCTCGCTCTGCGGCACCTCGGCCACCATCAGACGCAAAGCGCTCAAAAAATTCACGTAGTCTTCCTGGCCCCGGGGCACGTTGGCCGGCAGGGTGCTGAGGAAGGCGTTCAGGGCGACCAGAGAGCCCAGGTTAGCATCCTTAAAAAACCTCTCGCGCTGCGCCACGGCTTCCTTGACGTCGGTTACCAGTCGGTCCAGGTTGGTCTGCACGTTGGTGCTGTTGTAGCGCCCCACGCGTTCTAGCAGCGCGTTGTAGACCTGCCCGGCCTCGTCGGGACGGATGGCCCGCGTCTCCGCCAGGGCGTTGACGATGGCCAGGACCTTCTCGTGGGTGGGATTGGGACGCGAAGGAACCACGGCTTCCAAAATGGCCGCAAAGCGGTTGGCCTGCGGCTGTTGCCGGAAAGCGTCTGGGTTGCGAGCCGTCAGCGCCAGGATACGGCGCATGGCCTCGGACCAGTCGTCCGAAGGCGTCACGCCAGAAGGCTGGCTCTGCAGCGCCGCCCGCGTGGCTGGGTCTTGAGGCTCAGGCGCAGTGACCATGGCGGCAGAAGCGACCGCCCCCGTACGCGGGTCCGCCATATCTAGAGAAAGGCCGGCTACAAGTCAATCCCCTCGTCGAGCTCGTCGTCATCCTCCCCTTCGTATCCACCGGCGGCCGCCGCCACCGCGCGACTGGACGGCATCCAGCGGAGGTCGGCTCCCGCGTCAAAGTAGTCGGACACGGAAGCGTCCGCGCCGGCGCCGGCCAGGGCCCGATGCAAGCTGTGCATCAGCTCGCGATCGCTCAGTTCGCGCCGGCGGCTGGCGCTCACCGCCTTGTGGATACGGTCGTTGCGGTACACGCCCAGATCGTCGCTCAGAGTCAGGACCTTCAGCGCCATGCGCATGTAAAAGCTGTCTATCTTCACCTCCTTGTCTATGGGGACGAACGGGGTCTTGTAGATCTTGCGGGCGTAAAACTTGCCCAGGGACAGCATGCTGTAGTTGATGGCCGCCACCTTGTCGGCCAGACTCAGCGAGCGCTCCTGGACCACGATGCTCTGCAGGATGTTAATCAGGTCCAAGAGCCAGCGGCCCTCGGGCTCCGCGATGTTAAGCATGGCCTCCCTAAACGCCTCGTTCTCGCGGCTGTGTTGCACGATCAGAAAGAGCTGAGCCGTCAGGGGCTTGCTGGTGGGATTCTGCACGAAAGCCTCCACAAAGTCCCACAGATGCATCAACCCGATGGCCACCTCCTCTCGCGCGATCAGGGTGCGGACGTGGTGGTTAAAGCTCTTTTGGAAGTTCATCTCCTCCTTCACCGTCTGCTCGTACGCGCTGACCAGGTTGGCCGCAGCCACGTGTGCGCGCGCGGGACTGACGCCCGTCTTTTCGTCCACCTCAAAATCTTCCTCCCTCAACAACCGCTGTCGGTCAAGACCGTGTCGCAACTCCCTTCCCGCCCTGAACCGCAAGTCCCGCATCTCCTCGGCCTCCTCGCCGCCGCGGTCCCGAAACAAGTTGCTCCGGGGAACGTAGGCCTCGGCCGCGTCGCGTTTCATCGCCACCCGCGGATGGCGCTCGGGCGTCGCGGCGCCGAGTCTAGCTAGCCCCTGTCCCTCTTCCAGGTCGAGAAACCCGTCTTCGCGGTCCAGACCCGCTCCGCTCTGCATGACCGCGGCCGACGCCGTAGTGGGGGGCACGGAGGCGGGGGCGGAACGCGCGGTGGCCGTGGAAGCCGCCGTCACGGCCGCCGAAACCGCCGCCGGGGACTGGGCGGGAGGCGCCGCGGGACGCATCTGCCGCAGGACGGGATGCATCTAGAAAAAACAAAAACCTCCCTCCGTATCTGGGGGCGCCGGCGGGATTCGATAACGCTACCTTCCGAGGCCCCGCCGATTCGCGCTCCGCCAGGCTACGGAACGAGGTGGCTGACTCCCGCTCTTTCTCTCGTTTAGAGCGTAGCCGACTGCGCCAGGCTCACCGGCCAGAGCCGCGCCACCGTCGAGTACTTTCAACCTCTCAGAAACATCTGGAACCGAGCGAGGGACTACGCCCGCGCCTCCACCACCGCCGCGGGAATCACCTGGATGTCCAGATACATCTACCGCTACCACCGTCTCATGCTCGAAGACCTGGCGCCCGACTCTCCCGCTACGCAGCGCTGGCCCCTGTACCGCCAGCCCCCGCTGCATCTGCTCGTGGGCTACCAGTACCTCCTCCGCGTCTGCAACGACTACGTCTTCGAGACGCGCGCCTACTCGCGCCTGCGCTACCTGGAAACCGTGGGACACGGGCAGCAGACCGTCAACTGGTCCGTCATGGCCAACTGCACCTACACCGTCAACACCGGAGCCTACCACCGCTTCGTCGACTTTGACGACTTCCAAGAAACCCTAACGCGGGTCCAGCAGGCCGTCTTGGCCGAACGCGTGGTTGCCGACCTAGCCCTCTTGCAGCCCCAGGGACAGCGCGGGTACGGGCTCACCCGCCTGTCGGGCGAAGACCGGGACACGCCCGTGGAAACGCTCATGCGAGAATACTACAAGGACCTCCGCCGGTGTCAAGGAGAAGTCTGGGGAATGGCCGACCGGTCGCGCATCCAGCAGGCCGGGCGCAAAGACGTGGTCCTGCTCTCCACCATCCGCCGCCTCAAGAGCGCCTACTTCAACTATCTCATCAGCAGCGCCTCCGCAGAACCCGCGGGACAGGAAAGCACAGCGCAGAGGGGAGGGGGACAGCAAGTGCTCAGCTTACCTTCTGACTGTGACTGGCTAGAAGCGTTCCTCGAACGGTTCTCTGATCCCGTCGATATTCAGGCTCTCTCGCCTTCTGTGGTCTCTACGCAAACATTGATAAAATGCATAGTCAGCGCCGTTAGTCTGCCCCACGACCGCCCCTCGCCCTTGATCCTTTCCGGCGGAGCCTTCACCCTGCGGCCCAGGGAGCAAGGCCGCGCCGTCACCGAAACCATGCGCCGCCGTCGCGGAGAAATGATCGAACGCTTCGTGGACCGCCTGCCGGTCAGACGGCGCCGCAGACGCGCTCCGCCGCCTCCAGAAGAAGAGGAGGCGGTGCCCATGGAAGAAGAGGAGATGCTCGAGGAAGAAGCGCCGGGAGACTTTGAGCGAGAAGTGCGCGCCACCGTGGCCGATCTCATCCGCTTGCTCGAGGAGGAGCTAACCGCCTCGGCCCGCAACAACCAGTTTTTTAATTTCGCCGTGGATTTTTACGAAGCCATGGAGCGCCTGGAGGCCCTTGGTGACGTTAACGAGATGACGCTGAGACGCTGGATCATGTATTTTTTCGTGGCCGAGCACGCCGCCACCACCCTCAACTACCTCTTTCAGCGTCTCAGAAACGTGCCCGTCTTCACCCGACACGTGGAGCTCAACCTGGCGCAGGTGGTCATGCGCGCCCGCGACGTCGAAGGCGCGGTGGTCTACAGCCGCGTCTGGAACGAGCACGGCGCCGGGGCCCTGTCGCAACTCATGGGTCGCATTTCCAACGACCTGGCGGCTACCGTCGAGAGGGCGGGTCACGGAGATCTGCCGGAAGAGGAGGTGGAGCAGTTCATGGCCGAGATCGCCTACCAAGACAACTCGGGCGACGTGGGCGAGATCCTGCGACAGGCGGCCGTCAACGATACCGAGATTGATTCTGTCGAACTCTCTTTCAGGTTCAAGGTCACGGGACCGGTGGTCTTCGCGCAGAGGGCGAGGATCAGAGACATCAATCGCCGGGTGGTGGACTACGCCAGTCGGCTGAGGGCGCAGCACCAGGCCCTACCCGAGCTTCACGCCGACGTGCCTCTTCCAGATCTTCCGCCCGCTCCGCAGCCTCCGCAGATGCCGGGAGCCAGGCCGCGTCGGCGCTGATCCGGGCTCCGCGGGGCACGCTCGTCGCGCCGAGAGCCCACGGCCAGCTCTTTCTCCTCGATGCCCAGGACCGCACGCCCTGGTGCGTCAAGTACCATCTCCATCTCCGTCCGGCCATGCATCACCTCCTTCGCGTTCACCGCCTTCCTTGTATCTGGATCGAGAGTCTGCACGACTCCCTCGAGGACGCGGCTCTCCGTGCCATCGCCGAGCAGCTCAATCCCCAGGTCGCAGAAGTGTGGAGCGTGCAGGGCCGTTGCACCGTCTTGAGGAGCTCCATCCTGCCATCTTCCGGCCGTGCCGACGAGGCGCAGCGTCTCTCTTTTCCCTTGCGGTTTTTGATTCTCCCCGGCGGACCCAAACGCCTGGTTCACCTCATCGAAAGCGCCGACCCCGTGTCTCGCTGCGAGGACTGCGGTCGGTTTTACAAGTACCAACACGACTGCTCGGTCCGCCGACGCGACTTTTACTTTCATCACATCCACGCCCAGAGCTCCCAGTGGTGGCAGCCCATCAAGTTTTTCCCCCTCGGATCCCACCCTCGCACCGAGCGTCTCTTCGTCACCTACGACGTCGAGACCTACACCTGGATGGGCTCGTTCGGCAAGCAGCTGGTACCCTTTCTCCTCGTCATGAAAATCTCTGGCCACCCCGAGCTGGTGGAGATCGCCCTGCAACTGGCCCGCGAACTACACTGGGACCTATGGAGAACCGAGCACCCCGACACGTTTTTTTGCCTCAACCCCCAGAAACAAGTGGTGGGCAAGCGATTCAGAGAATACCGCGACCGCCTCCAGTTGGCGCTGGTGAACGAGCTCTGGAAAGACTTTTGCGCTCACAATCCGGTGGAAGAGTGGAGTCGCGGAGAGTACGGCATCGAGGCCCAAGACCTCTGCTACGAACAGTTGCAAAAGTGCCCCCTCTTAAAAGGGAGTCCGCGCTTCATCGAACTCTACGTGGTGGGGCACAACATCAACGGCTTCGACGAGATAGTCCTGGCCGCGCAGGTTATCAATCACCGCACGGAGGTTCCGGGCCCTTTCAAGCTCTCCAGAAACTTTATGCCCCGCGCGGGCAAGATCCTCTTTAACGACCTCACCTACGCGCTGCCCAACCCACGATACAAGAAACGCACCGAGTTCCAAGAGTGGGAACAGGGAATCTGCGGGGACAGAGACTTTCAACACCAGTTCGTCAAAGTCATGGTGCGCGACACCTTCGCCCTGACCCACACCTCCCTGCGCAAGGCGGCCGCCGCTTACTCCCTTCCGGTGGAAAAGGGATGCTGTCCCTACCAGGCGGTGAACGAATTTTACATGCTAGGCTCTTACCGTGCAGACACGGACGGCTTCCCGCTACCAGAGTACTGGAAGGACGCCGAAGAACACCGCTTCAACCGCGAGCTGTGGAAACAGAGCGGCAATGGTAAATATGACATCGTGCAAGAAACCCTAGACTACTGCGCCCTGGACGTGCTGGTCACGGCGTCTCTGGTGCAAAAGCTCCAGGATTCCTACTCCCACTTTATCTCCGAGGCGGTGGGTCTGCCGGACTGTCACTTTAACATCTTTCAGAGGCCCACCATCTCTTCCAACTCTCACGCCATCTTTCGGCAGATCGTGTTCAGGGCGGAAAAACCGCAGAAGCCCCAGCTCAGCAGTCACCTGCTAGCCCCCTCCCACGAACTGTACGATTACGTGCGGGCCAGCATCAGAGGGGGGCGCTGTTACCCCACCTACATGGGCGTCCTCCGCGAGCCCCTGTACGTGTATGACATCTGCGGGATGTATGCTTCGGCGCTGACACACCCCATGCCGTGGGGGGCGCCCCTGAGTCCCTACGAGCGGGCCCTGGCCGTGCACGAATGGGAGAAGGCCCTGTCGCGGCAGGAGGACATCGACTACTTTCATCCTTCTCTGCTGCCAGGAATTTTTACCATCGACGCCGACCCCCCTGACGAGTCCATGTTGGACGTGCTGCCCCCTTTTTGCTCCCGCAAAGGAGGACGCCTGTGCTGGACGAACGAGCCGCTAAGGGGCGAGGTGGCGACCAGCATCGACGTCATCACCCTCCACAACCGCGGCTGGGGAGTGCGACTGGTGCCGGACGAGAGGACCACCGTCTTCCCGGGATGGAAGTGCGTGGCCAGAGAGTACGTCCAGCTCAACATCGCGGCCAAGGAAAAGGCCGACCGCGAAAAGAACCAGACGCAGCGCTCCATCGCCAAGCTGCTCTCCAACGCCCTCTACGGGTCGTTCGCTACCAAGTTGGACAACAAGCAGATTGTGTTTTCTGACCAGATGGGCCCCAAGCATCTGAACGGCATAGCCGCGGGTACCCTGCGTGTCAAATCCTCCTCGTACATAGAAACTGACAACCTCAGCGCACAGGTGATGCCCGAATTTGCCAGGCAGTACTCACCTGACCAACTGGTCTGGGCTGACAGCGAACCGGAAGAAAGTGACGAGGAGGGGGGAAACGCCCCCTTTTATACCCCCTCCCCACAGGTGGGTCACGTGAACTATACCTTTAAGCCAATCACCTTCCTGGATGCGGACGAGGGGGACATGTGCCTTCACACTTTGGAAAAAACCGACCCACTGGTGGAAAATGACAGATACCCCTCCCACATCGCCTCCTTTGTACTGGCTTGGACCAGGGCCTTTGTTTCAGAGTGGGCCGACTTTCTTTACGCCGAGGACAAGGGGCTTCCCCTGGAAGCGAGGGAGCTGAAGTCGGTCTACGGGGACACCGACAGTCTTTTTGTCACAGAGCGAGGACACCGCCTAATGGAGACCAGAGGTAAGCATCGCATCAAAAAGAACGGAGGAGCGCTGGTTTTTGACCCCAAGAAACCCCAGTTAACGTGGCTGGTCGAATGTGAGACCGTCTGCAGCAGCTGCGGAGCGGATGCTTTTTCCCCGGAATCGGTCTTCTTGGCCCCAAAGCTCTACGCTCTGAAGTGCCTAATGTGTCCAAGCTGTAAACATGTGTCAAAAGGCAAGCTGCGAGCCAAGGGTCACGCCGCGGAAGGCCTAGATTACGAGACCATGACCAAATGTTACCTTGCTGAGTTTCAGGGCGACCAAGGACAGCGCTTCAGCACCAGCAGAAAAAGCCTCAAGAGGACCCTGGCCAGCGCCCAGTCGGGGGCAAACCCGTTCACCGTCACAGAGACCACCCTGAAGAGGACCCTGAGGCCATGGAAGGACAAAACCCTGGCCCATCTGGATGCCCATCGTCTGGTTCCCTACAGCAGGAGCAGACCCAACCCCCGCAACGAGGAAGTCTGCTGGATGGAGATGCCTTAGAGCACATTACCGAGCTCTGGGACAGGCTGGAACTCCTCAACCAGACCCTGCGTAACCTTCCCATGGCAGAGGGCCTGAAACCGCTGAAATGCTTTGCCTCTCTCCAAGAACTACTTTCCTTGGGTGGTCCGCGGCTGCTCCAAGAACTAGTGCAAGACAACCTCCACGTCCGAGACCTCATGAACTCCACCGCGCCCCTGCTTCGGGACGACGGAAGCAGCATCTCCCTTAATTACAGCCTGCAGCCCGTCATCGGGGTCATCTACGGGCCTACCGGCTGTGGCAAATCTCAACTTCTAAGAAATCTCCTCTCCACCCAGCTCATTAACCCCCCTCCGGAAACCATTTTTTTCATCGCCCCGCAGGTGGACATGATCCCCCCCTCGGAAATCAAGGCCTGGGAGATACAGATCTGCGAAGGAAACTATGTGCCTGGCCCGGAGGGAACCCTGGTCCCCCAGTCCGGAACTCTCAGGCCCAGATTCATCAAGATGTCCTACGATGAACTCACCCAAGACCACAACTATGACGTCACTGACCCCAGAAACGTCTTTGCCAGGGCGGCGGCTACCGGACCCATCGCCATCATTATGGACGAATGCATGGAAAACCTGGGAGGTCACAAGGGGGTGGCCAAGTTTTTTCACGCCTTCCCCTCCAAGTTGCATGATAAATTTCCCAGGTGCACCGGGTACTCTGTGCTGGTGGTCCTGCATAACATGAACCCGCGCAGGGACCTCGGCGGCAACATCGCCAACCTCAAGATCCAGGCCAAAATGCACCTGATCAGCCCCCGCATGCACCCCTCCCAGATGAACCGCTTCATCAACACCTACACTAAGGGCATGCCCGTGGCCATCAGTCTTCTGCTCAAGGACATTTTTCTGCATCACGCGCAGAGAGGGGCCTACGACTGGATCATTTACAACACCAGTCCGGAAAACGAGGCCATGCAGTGGAGCTACCTGCACCCCAAGGACGGTCTCATGCCCATGTACCTCAACATCCAAACCTATCTCTACCGGGTGCTGGAGAAAATTCACCGGGTCATCAGCGACCGAGAGCGCTGGAAGAGAGCCTACCGTTCCAAGAGAAACTCCCCCCATCATCCCACCCCGCTTTAAATAAAAAATAAACAATTTATGTTTGAATCAATCGTCTGTTTATTTAATTCATTGGGGTTAAGGGCGGGTTAAGTTGTCCACTCGAGCGGAGACCAGCTGCAGCTGTTGACTCACTGCCGCTAGCTGGTTCACCACATCGGCGAGCTCGCGGCGGTATCCCTCCAAGGCGGCAGAAGGTTGGGTGGTGGTCGATGGAAAGTAAATCTGAGGTTCCAAAACTGACAGCACGGCGGAGGTGGCTGCGGCGGCCGCCAGGGCGCTGTTGCTCAGGCTGGGAGTCTCCACGGTGGCATAACGCATGGAAGAGGCGTTAGAGGGGTCCACGGGCTTGCCGTCCACGGTGGATCCGGTCACATTCTGACGCACCCCGGCCCAGGCTGGAAGACGCACGGTCAGAAAAGGGCTGTAGACGGCTCCGTCGAAACTCACACCGCTCTGGTTGGTAGTCATGGCTCTGATAAGATAAAAGAAACAGGTAAGCGCATCCTTTATACGCACAGCACACCCAAGCCCCTCCCACAAAATACCCACCTAATCGTCCTCTTCGGACGAGGAAAACTCCTCCCGCAGGCAAGAGTGCTGACAGTGGTCGAGCCGCACGTCCTCAGTCACCAATCCCATCACCGTCAGGTTGCACAGGTGGGTGCCGCCGCACTCACAGCTTCGTGTCCTGGCTCGGGAATCGTCATAGCGCAGAATCTTGTAAACGGCCATGCTGATATCGAACACTCCGCTAAAGCACACCTGGGTGGCCGCCATGGGCTCCATGACCACGTTACAGTGGGCAAAATTGCATTTTCTGGGAACAAAAATACCCCTTCTGCCGCCCAAGTGAAGGCTGCATCTGGTCAGCACGTTATGCTCAAACAAGGGCCAAGGGTGACGCCTATGGGCCAGAATGTGAACGGCCTTTAAAACCGAAACTCTTCCGTCTGAACACGTCACCATCTGGTACGGCTTGGGGGCCACGGCACCCGGACCGCAGATCATGTTGTGGGCTATGCGACCCCGACTCTTCAGTAAGATGAAACAACCGTTGTCCGATGCCACGTTATCGGAGGCGGTTAAAAAGCCCTCGCAGGAAACACCCAGGGTGCACCTCTCAAACATACATTTCCTGACTGAGACCTTAGCTTTGCCGATAGCTATAACCCCTTTCCAGCAGGCATAAAAAGAGCAGCCTCTCACTTTCGCTCCGGCCCTGACTTCTAGGCAAGTGTTACTGAAGCCAAAAAAGTAACAGTTGTGAATCACCACTTGAGTGTTGGCCAGCAGCACTACGCCTCCAAAGTCATTACCGCAAAACCTCACGTTATGAAATGTCACACCGCTGAAACCCACAACCCCCGGGCACATCTCCAGCATGCTGGCCACGAATCCTCCGCGCCTAGGGTCTGCCATCTCGATGGTGGCCCCGTTGCCCATAATGTACACGGTGCGGCGAATAATCACCTTGTCCCTAACGTGGTATCTGCAATCGGGCCGCAGCGCCACCTTGCCATATCTGTTTAAGACCACCTCCCAGTCCTCCCCCGGGTTCATCCAGTATGTTCTGATCTGCTCAAAGTTGTACTTCTCCAGAAGGTGCATATCCCCCTTTTCAAAGTCCTCCCACACATCGGGAAACCACACAGTCTCCAGTCTGTTTTTAGACATCATGGTCATGGTAATATCGGTCAGATAGTTGTAAAGGGGCTCCAGTTCGCGCTTCTGCCCCCTAGAGGGCTGACCCTCTTCTGCACTGGCACCACCCTGCCCGCCTCCAACCGCCCCCAAAGAAAGTTCAGGAAATGGGTCGGGAATCTCTAGTCCACCTCCTCCTCCGGAGGGTCCAGCCCCGCTCGAGGGTCCTCCTCGGCTAGGTTCTCCAGGGCTCCCCACCGCGACAGAACCTGAGCTCGCACGGTCTTCTGGATCAGCGAAGGATGGCGCTCTAACATTCTCCCGTAAAGCTTCCTGCCCCTCTTCAGCCCTGTCTTCCACAGGCTCAGCGTCAAAAAATCCAGGGTGTACCCCGGGCTCAGGTACGTCTCCTGGTTCCATCTGTCCAGTAAATGCACAACAAAGGCAAGACCTGAACAGGCGCGTCCTGGAGTTGAAAAATCCAACTGCACCAGGAGCTTATCCTCGAGAAGAGTTTTGTGACCGAGGTTAAGAGACTCGAAAATAGTAGGAAAAAGACCAATTAACTGATCAAATTCCTCCTGATGATCCTTCTTAACCCGGTACAAAAAGCGACCCAGAGGGGATCCAAACAAAAACCTCCAGCAGTAAGAGGTAGAGTTGGATGCCTCCTCCAGCAGCTGTCGCAAAGTGCTGCGATCCTCTAAGCTCTTGTACAAGTCCATCTAGTCTGGATAAACTCTGCCACTTCCCTCCTGGTTTTATACCGTTTAGCCCCTCCCACGTGACAAAAGATAAACACAGGTGTGTGTCAAGTCAAATCTTTATTGCACTTAATCATAGGGTGGGGAGGGTGGAGGAATGGCGCCACCTGGCGCCTCGCCCTAGTCCATGTGAGGGCGCTTTATTGACAAGTCCAAAGGTTTTTCCGGGTCACTGAGCAAGTCCTCTAGACTCTCAACGGCCTCCCGCCTTCTGGATGACACGCGGCAAGCTTGGGGGCGCAGAATATTAGGGCGAGGTTTCTGAGTAAATTTCACAGGTGATTCATCCGACCCTTCCCCTGTGGTACTGTCTGGCTCAGCGTCCGAAACAGGACCTAAAATAAAAACACCCTGTAAGCAAACAATAACAACATTGATCCCTTAGGATATCCCCATGTTATAAACTTACTGTAAACAAAAGCAGCGTTAAGGCGAAGATAGCAAAGCGAGCACATAACCTCCTCTTCCCCACTTTTCGCCCGGTGATACTGGCAAGACTTACAGCCGTGGCCGGGAACCTCTGGGTTGTCGAGCTTAAAGCTCTCCTCGGAAGCAGCTTCCTCTTCAAGTACTTGCAGGGCATTTTTCACCATGATTTTTGTGATCCCCTCGGAGCTGCAATTGTCCTCCTCGTCGCTAACCGGGGGCATTGATTCGTAGCAGCGCAAGTCCATGTCCTGAGGTGTAAGTTGAGGCATGGTGCCGGAATGCGGGGGTGAAAAGGTCAGGTCAATTGGAGAAACACAAGGGACCGGGTTTTCAGCAGCAAGTAGAAGAGAGTCCGGAAAAAACTCGTCCACAGAGTCTGCCAGCGGGTCCTCCTCATTTTCATTCCCCGGGTCCAGATCATAGAGATCATGAAGGCTGAGGTCGTCCGAAAAGTGAGAAATAAAGAAAGAGTCCTCCCCGTACAGACCTTCGACGATATCCTCCAGCAGCTCGGCGGCCACGGTAGCGGGCAGCTCCGGTGACAAGAGGCGGTTTCTCATGTTTTCCCACGGTTCAGCAGCGGAGCTCAGAGAAATCTCTTCTCGCTGGCACTCAAGAGTGGCCTCTTGACGGTCTGCCATTCGTTAAATACCCTGCGGATCAGCTGATCGTGCGTCAGAGGTGTCATAAACTCCTCATAAACCCGTGAACATTAACCCGACCCGGAAAACCGCGGAGAAAAAACACACCCTGTGCCACATCAACACCGAAAGTCCACTATAAGGGTCAAAAACTCCACCCGTGAATTACCCGGGAATTTCAGAAATCACTTCCTCGTTTCAGTTTTCACTTCCGCGTATCAGTTTCGCGCGGTTATGACGTAGATTTCCGCGACAAACATGCAAATTTTGTAAATTTGTCCATTTTTGGTGACATCACATATCCACGCCCTCCGACCTCCGCCATCTTGCCGCCCGCCGACCGCAGCCCCGCCTCCTCATTAACTTCTTATCTATGCCAAAATCTTGCGGTGTTATATTGATGATG